TACGGAATGTTTAATCCGGTTCCGATGTGTCGGAGCAAGTTTTCAACGAAAGCACCATATGCCGAGTTCGGGCGAGACGGGGTAAATGGGGCGACCTTATCTCCGGGGAATATCGGAATAATCGAGCCACCCTCTAACTTGACCTGCCAGTCCTTTTTGGCATTCAAGTATTCATCGCTTGAACCACCGAACAGTTCGTTTAAGCCTTCATTATCCATCGGCGTTTCAATAAATGCGGCAATCATTGCATTCACAATGGCGGCCTGCAGTTCTGACCGCTCATAATGATCGAGCATTTTGAACATCGGCATAATGGCACTTAGGACAGGCTTTCCACGATTTTGCCCAATTCGGCTGATATCGTGAACGTGTAGAACTCGTCTTCGGCCAAAAGGAGTAAAAGCCGAAATACACTCCCAAGACGCAATTCCTGTCCAATAATCGCCCGGATGGTCTTTTTGAATGTGATAGGCTATGGGTGCTCCATACTTATCAATTTCAATACCACCTCGGAGTGTTTTGGTATCGCTGACATTGTTGGGGTTTGATAATCTGTCAGGTTCTACCAACTGGATGGCTGTTGAAAAAGGTCTGTCTTTCAACCATAACGGCAAAGCTAAAGCCTCGCCATTGATAAGGCAGGACTTGAAAACTTGTGTCGTTAGGCCATGAAAGTTTAACTTCTTGGCGGCATCGCAGTTAAATGTTTCTGCCCACGATCGCCAAAGACCTTCCACCTTTACTTGCCATTCTTCTTCCCATTCTTTGGTTTTGCCTAATGCTTTATAATCCGGCTTAACCGACAGGCGAAACCCTGTACCGACAATGTTATCGGATAAGGTTTGCATGGCACCCGAAGCCACACCATGGTTACGAGCCAAATCCCTTGAACGGGCAACAATTGTATTTAATTCCGGAAGTAAGTCGCTATCCGCCGACCCACGTCCGGGGAGCCATGAAGCAATCTCTCGTAAAGAGTGCGAGGCTGATTTATGTGATGTGTCTGTCATGAGGCATTATTCTCCTAAATATAATCAAATTTGGTGTTAGCAAAAAATGTTTTTGATTAGGCGTTTGATTGTAAATGATTTGATTAATCATTAAAAACAAACAACGACATCAGGAATATTTTTTGCAACATCGTAGACAATGCTTATTTTGCCGATTTTCTTCAAAATTTTTCTTGTTAATATATTCAATATTATCTGCATAAAATTCCTTGAATCTCATCAAAATAAGCTATTGCTAAATTGATGATATTCAGGAAAATAATGCCTAAAATACCACCTTTATCATTCGTCTGCGAGAAGATGTTGTTTTACCTTCGGCTGCCGCAATTTGTGATTTTAGGCTTGAGATATAACTTTCCAAAGCCGCTCGGGAGGTTTGGTTATAAGTTACCGAACCGAAATTGCCGACATTAACCGAAACTTCCTTGGCTCCGATGAGCAGTTTATGGTAGGCTTCTTCAGCTTCGGCCAATCGTATTTTAAGTGTTTCTTTATCTATAACCATGGATTATCCACCTTTGTTGGTTGCATTTGAATAAATCGTTTTTTCTTTTGAACCGGAACAGCCGAGCTTTGGGCCGGAATAACGGCTTCTAACTCTTGCCATGCCTTTTCACTTAATCGATCTAGGCCATAAATCGCAGCTCCGGCACGAGCATAAACTCGGCAGTCCAAGGCTTCGTTTCGTCTTGCCGGGTCTTTTTCCCATACTGGTTTCGGGTAGCCGTTGCTAATTTTCACGACTTGTCGTTCAGCGGTCAGCTGTTTGAAGTATTCCTCCGAGTATTGAGGAAAATGGCATCGTCCGAAATCTGTTGCATTTTCGCCAATGCGTTCCATCTTCAACCACCGGTAAAGTTCGGTCTTAACAACCGGACCCGATACGTTCCAAACCTTCAGGCCTTTCTTTTTCGTGTCAGCTTTAGAGGTTGACAAGAGCATTGCGGTGTCTCGGCTTTGACCTTTAATGGCCACAACGGTATGAGGCTGACTGGCTCTTGCACCAGAGCCACCCCAAACGGCTTGGTTAAAGTTTTTGACGAAGTTATAAACGTCTTGGGTTGCGTAACCGGAGTCAACACACATTACCCGAATGGGCATTGTGATACCGCTTTCATGTGGGTAGTCCTTATGAAGCACATTTTGTAATTGTCGCCATACGTCAGGTTTTGCCGTATCGCCGTCAAGAACAAAATATTCCACCGACCAACTTTGCTTTTGTCGTCCCCAGGCCACAACCTCGCATTCGATACGGTCTTTTTGAATATCCACACCGGCTGTAAGGAATAAGCCGCCATTAGGAACTGTCCCGATTGGGTAGGTTTCTCTGGTTTCATAAAGCCGTTGCCATTCAGGTGCATCGCTTTCTTGTTCAAACGTTTCACCCAAGATGGTATTTTGGAAGCCTTGTATCAAACTCGGGTTCTTCTTGGTCTTTTCATAAATATCAACGCATTCTTTCCAAGATAGCCACCCGACTGGAGAGTAAAGCGAGGACAAATGGTATCCGGCCGTTATGCCGTCACTTTTTGATGTCGGTTGCCAATGTCCATTCGCCAGCATCTGCGTTTTATAATGCTCGCCGATGAGTTTATTACAATGTTCGCACTCATAATAAACATTATCGCCTTCAGCTCGTATCTGTGACCATTCCAACTTTTGAAATCCGCCACAGTAAGGGCAAGGCACGACATAGTATCGTTTATCTGATGTTTCAAACTCACGCTCGATATTTGATAAGCCCTTGATAGTCGGAGTTGACACCAAGAATATCTTTTTGCGTTTGTTAAAGGTTGCGGTTCTTCGCTCGGCCAAAAGAATTGGGTCACCTTCGCCGTCAATGTCCTGAGGGTAACCGTCCACTTCGTCCATAAACAGGTATCGAGCCGGCATGGAACGAAGTCCAACAGCAGAGTTTGCACCGGTCATCACAAGTACGCCGCCTTGAAAGTCTTTTGACAGCATTGTGTTACCTTTATCCCGAGAGCGAGGCGAACTGACCAGATTTTTTAACGCCGGACAGTCCTCGATCAACGGGTCAATACGTTGACGAGAGTTACGCTTGGCCATTTCCACAGTCGGCGACACCGCCATTATCGGACCTGGAGCCTTGTGCATGATATATCCGATCCAGTTGTTGCCACATTCAGTTCCACCGATTTGGGCTCCTTTCATAAAGACAACTTTCTGTATTGGGCTCTTGGGCGATAAACAGTCCATAATCTCTCTTAAATAAGGCGTTCTTGATGTTCGCCAACGTCCGGGTTCGGATGCCGATTTACTGGACAGGACTCGATATTCATCGGCCCAGTCTGAGACCGACATATATGAATCCGGTTCAACACCACGAAAAAACTCGCCTTCAATATAATCTGCCGCATCAAAGTTCTCGGTCGATAACGTCCTTGCTTTCTGATAAGAGTTTTCGGATATATTCATCTAACACCACCACCGTTTTGTGTTCGTCTGTTTCCAATGCCGCCGCAATGAGAGCTCCGTACCTTGTTGGAAACGAAACGAACAAATCTCTTAATGATCTGCCTAGGTTGAATGCGTGTAATCCTGCCTTTTTGCGGTCAATTGTTTCTCCTGTAATCATTTTGAGCTTTGCCTTGGCAAGCATAGCCCGATAATAAATGTCTGCCGTTTTTGCCTGCTGAAAGTTTGACATCCCGTTTTTGGGCATGCCACCGCCGTCAGATGTTTCAAATAATGGATCAGCTTTTCTGCTTTTGGCCGGGTCAGTGTTCATGAACCACTCCTTGTTGGCTTCCTCCACATCAATTTTCCCATCAGGCGTTTTATGTATGCGACCGGAGTTAACGGCTGTCTGAACTGCATTAAGCCGAACTCCACGCATTCGGGCATATTCCCGAAGTGAAACCTTTTGTCCCATTTATTTTCCCTTTTATGCAACAATTAACTGGATATAATTGTAAATCCAAGCATTCATTGTGTTGTGTTAAACCTAATCAATGAAAGGACTTATAAGATGACAACACAAAAAAA